CATCTACAAAATCAGGTTGTCCTGTTGGGAATACATCTTTAAATGTAATCTTTCTGAAGATATCTCCTGCTCTGTTATATTGAACTACAATCATACTTCCTACGTAATCTTTCTTTAATCCCATTTCACCAGTTAATGGATCATAGATTATGTTATTCCAATTACGGAAAGTATTATAGATATAGTTTTCATTAGCTTCATTCAAGTTAAGAGTAAAGTTAATTGTTAAATCAACAACTGTTGAACTTGGCATACCTGCATAAGATCTATCAGCGAACTTATACTTTTGGTTTATTGCTTCAATTGTAGGATTTACATTATTTAATCCTCCTATTGATTTTACTTGCTCTAAGATTAGACCCGTATCATCCCCTAATGGTGAAAATATAGTCACCTCAAAAAGGTTAGCTTGAATTGGTTCAAACCTTTGGCTACTGGCCCTCGATTGGGTATAATGTGGTAGTGGCATATTTTATTTGTTTTTTTATATATTCGTCTTATTTAACTTCTTATTGGAAGTTTCCTGTACTAATTGCACCAGTTCTTAAAATAGTTGTTCTCTGTACAAGAATTTCCATTCCTCTTACTGGTTCAATATATGTATCTAGGATACCTACATTTTGATCAATAACTTCTGGTGTGTTATTAGTTTCATCCATTATATTTCTATAATCAAATACACCATCATCATTTTGAACAGTTGATAAGAAATTATCAGCTAATGTTTTTATCTCTAATCTTGTTTGAGCTGTATTAAATTCGAATAAGTAGTTTTTAAGAATTGCTTCAATACCATCTTGGATATAAATTACAACCTCTCTAACATTAATTGAGCTTAAAGCAGATTTTGGAACTTGCTGAGCAGTTTTATTTGCAAAGATAGTTGGTCCTGTTCCACTTTGGAATACAATTGGATTTAATCCAAATGGTTCTAAGTAATAACGATCATCTTGATCTAAGTTTATTTCTAAACCTACAACCCCATTTCCACCTATTACTCCACGTCTTACACCAGCCACGATTGACCAAGGTAATGCATTTTCATACTTAAGTATAAAGTTATTAGATACGTTTGCAGCAGGTGGTACGTTTATATTTTTACCTAAATCCCTAACAGTAATAAACGGATAATAATATCCACCCCATGACCCACCGCTTGTTGCTGAAGGTAATGAGAATCTAACTGTTGGATTCAATGCAAGATCGCCACCCTGAGATATAAATCTAGAGGATAAACCACCAGTTGCATCTGAAAAGCTTGGATTTGTATTTTTCTTAAAGTCTTTTGCAGAAGGAGAATTTACAATTGCAAACGCATTTTTTCTACCCATACATAAATTTGTATAAACAGCTTTACAGTTTGCCTCAATCCCATTTCCAAATGTATCTACTACATAACGGAAGTTAATTGTTTCTCTATCAGTTAGAGCTTTATATAAATTAGTACCTCCTAAGATTGGACTTAGTATTTTGTTTTGTCTTTCGTTTGTCCCGTCTGGTACATGTTTAGATGCATCTAATGCAAACCCAGGTAATGAGAATATATTTAAATAATCCACCCATGCATCGATTGGATAATATAATTCTATTTTTCTTTGTGCAGGTGGCCCTGTTACTAAAGTTACAGAAACTTCAGATTGACATGTAATCTTTATTGCTGTTGTTCCTACAGGTATAATTGGGTATTGAAGATTTTTTAATCCACCTTCTACAATATTCATCCTTGTTAACCTTGAGTATGGTACAGAAACAGAACCTTCAGAATGTACTAAATAGTTTCCTACAATTATATCAGCAGCTTCCGGAGATGTTGTTGCTATAAGTATTTCATTTGGTTTTAGTGTTGGTTCATTTAATGAATCACCTAAAATATCTATAGTTAAATTGTTAGCACCTTTTAAAGTTTGTACACCAAATACATTTGCTCCAAATAATACTGGAGTTAATGCTGTACTTGTTGATTTTTCAAATTGTCCTGTTCCATCAATTGTAAATTCAGATTGTGGTGTTAAGTTAGCATATGAATCTTCTTGATAAGGTGTTACTCGAACTGCTGGTAAATAATAAGCAGGATCAGAGATAGCCTTTTTAGTAGCTGAAGTTGTACCAGCTCCGTCAATAATAAATCCAAAATCAATAGCATTCATTACTAAGTAAGAAATATAACTACCTAATGAATCTTTATAAACAGCTTCATCACCGTCAGTTAAAGTACCATTTGCAAATTGCGCTTGTAGTGTTGATCCATAAGAACCAATAATACCAGCAGCACCACCACTTACATTTTCATTTACTACAAAATTAAAATCTGCTTCATTAATAATTGTATATGTAGAAGTTGCACCGAATGGGAAATTTGCTAATGCAGTTCCTATACTTGATAATAACACAGTTACAGTGTTACCAACAGTTTGAACTGATATAACAGGTACCCATTGATTAGTTGTTGTATCTAATATAAACGAACCTACTAATCCATTTGCTCCAGTAGTATTTGCTCTCATTCCTGAAAAACCATCCCACAGTGTATCCTTTGTTGAATTGGTATTAATTACTTGTATTTGTATATCTGTTCCACCTGTAGGAATTGATGTTGTTATTGTACTTGTACTATTTGTTAATGGAGTTCCTGGTTCAAACGTTCTTGCGTATGATAAATCAGAAACAATTGATCCACTGTATGATAAGAAGTTAACATCATCTTGAAGAGATGTAGCTTGCGTATATTCTAAGTTATGACCTATCATATCAATTCCACCAGGTACACCGTCTATTAAAATATCTCCACTAAATAAATCTTCATTTACAGTTACAAATAATCCAGTCGATGCAGTGTCAGCATTAACAACTTTTTCAACGAAAAGGTTATTACCTAATAGATCTACAAAATCAGGAAGTAAACATGCAGTATAAGTTGCTTGTAAATTTACTTCTGTTTCATTAAAGAATTCTTGCATTAATGTATCAGTAGAATCAGTTGCAAACTTTTTTCTTAACAATCCTTGTGTTGGATCAAAATATTTTTGGAATAATGGATCAGAATTAAACCTAGCATAAGGAGTAGTACTTCCAAAATCTCCACCGAAGTTACCTTCTAATATAAAGATATCTACAAAGAAGTCAGAAATTAAACTATCTTTATTTAAATAGCCTGGTACATTTGCAGCACCATACCATTCTTCAACAGTTACTTGGTAAGCTAAAACATTAGTTGGTGCAGATTTTTTAGCAATTACTGATATAGGATTTTGTCCTAAGTTAGTAACATCTAATAAATCATTTACAGTTATTGAACTTAATGTAGTAGTATTTGCCCCAACATTAGTTAAAAAGTCATCAGTTGACGGAAACCAAAATTTATCTCTATTATAAAATTTTGCGTATTCTTTATCTACACCTAAATTGTCTTGAGCTTCTGGTGTAGCTGCTGTGCCGAACCTAACTGCGTTAACTTTGTCAGTTGAATCTAAACTAAGTAAGTTCAGTGCAAGAATAGGTCCTCTTTCCAGTGCTGTTAAACAGCTTCTTTGAAAATATGAATCTTTTCTTTCTAAGTTTCTATCTATATCACCGTATACTTGCTTAAAGAAAGCCGTATCGGGAACAAAGACGGGTGTATTAAACGGGCCTGTCTTAGAGAAACCGACGATAAGTCGTGTTTGGTTAGCGGGGATACTTACGACTTGACTTTTATCAAATTCAAACCTATATGTTCCTGCAGCCTTAAGAGAAGCGATTTTTGGATCTAGTGCCATCTTGTATTATATTTTTTTTGTTTATTAGTTTTTTTATATATCTACCAAGTAACTACTTTTTATACTAAGTCGTAGATATCAAAATTAAGATTCCCACCCTTCGAATCTTTTTCTAGAATTTCTTCTATTTTGTTTTGTATGGATGGATCTATAACATCATATATCTCTTCTACAAAATCTGAGAAGTCTAAGGTAGTAAAGAATTCAGAACTATTTATACAAGTCATAATTAAATCATCATTGCCTAATTGACCTGCATAAGACCCATTCGGCAACTTACCAAATGTTGAAGATTCTTTTACAGTATCTTTATCAAGTATCTGAATTTTATTTTGGGTAATATATTTTTTAAAATTTTGGCAGAAGATAGGTTTATTATCTTTCTTTACTTTTAAACCGAATTGTTTAATCTTTGCATCTACTCTATGTTTAAATTTAACAATCGATTCCTCATCAAATTCATTTCTTTGAGGAAATACAGTTTCCATTCTTTTTATTAATTCACCACCAAACATATTCCATTCAATAATTAATTTTACATTTTCAGAATAAAATAAATCAAATGCTAAAATATACAAAGTTTTTGCAAATTCTTCAATAGTATGCTCATTACTCCTAAATCTTCCAATTTGTCTTATCCCAAAGAAATCAACAAAACTTCCTGGTGTAGTTACAGATTTCCAATCTTTTTGATCTAGCATTTTTATTTGAAAAATATTAATAACTGAATAATCTCCACCTACACCTTCTGCGATATCTACAGAAAATACCCAATAATTATAATCTTCTTCTATCTCATCTAAATTAAAACCGGGTTGCCATAACATACCAGTGTAATCAATCTCAGCATCATCAAATTCTGGAATTTCTTGGTGTTCAAATTCTACTTGATTTTCAGTAAGCTTTTTTAAACTAGCTGCATTTAATAATAATGAAGAACCTGCTATAAATTGATTTCCATACTGCCTATTAAATGCCTCATCACTACCTAAGTTAGCAACCTCTTGTCGCATCCATTCATCGTCTCTTCCTGGAACATCCCACCAATCAACTCTAAACGGTACATATTCACTTAATCCTTTATCAGCTGCTGTATAAATATCATAGAACTTATTAAATCCATTAGGAGTACTGGTTATTATTACTTTTGAGTTTGATGATGCAGAAACTGTAGGGTATACGTTTTCATAAAAAGTATTTACAAAGTTTGCAGGTATATGAGCAAACTCATCCATAAATAATAAATGAATTGTAAAACCAATAGCAGCTTTCTTGGTTGTCGTCTGACCTATAATTCTACAACCATTATCAAACTTGGAATTAAACACATCCCATTTAAGAGTACCAGGCTTAATAAAGAACGGTAAGTGTTCTAATATAGTTTTACCTTTATCAATAATTTCCCTTGTTGTAGCACCTTTATTTGAAAGTATTAATGAATTTTTATCAAAATTAAATACAGAGTACCATGCAATAAAAATTGAAGAACAGATTGTTTTACCAACCTGCCTACTTGCCAAACAAATATTAAATCGTTCTGCTTGGAATTGCCTTAGCATATCTTCTTGATAAGGTCTTAAATTAATTGTCTGTAAACCTTCATCAGTCATTACAGTACAATAAGTATTTGCAAAGTATACAATATCTTTTGCACACCTTTTAATTTCTCTTATTTCTTCATCACTGTAATTAAATACAATATTACCTTTTCTTAAATTAGGATTACCTTCATAAAAAGGAGTTGATTTTGGTTTATACCCTTCATCAATAGCCAGCATCAACTGTTCCACTTTCTTAGAAGTCCATGAAAATTGTTCTTG